ATTTGCTAATGTGCAATTTGCTAATGTGCAATTTGCTAATGTGCAATTTGCTAATGTGCAATTTGCTAATCAACAAATTAACCAACTAATAAATACTAACTATAAATAATTACTAATATTAAATAAATACTAATTATAAATAAACATCAGCATCAGTAGAGGTGGAAAATTGAGTAAAAAAGAACTTTTTGAAATCTTCCAACAATGTTTTGGAAGATTACTAACACCATTTGAAATCGAGGATATCAATAAATGGATTGATGAAGATGATATGCCAGCAGAAGTTGTAAATGCTGCTCTGAAAGAAGCAGTAACAAACAATAAAATCAGCTGGAAATATGTTAACAAGATTTTGATTGATTGGCACAAAGCAGGAGACAACACTCTTGAAAAAGTTGAAAAAAGATTGTCTGACTTTGAAGCTAGAAAGAAAAATCAACAACAGTATTCAAATAGCGATCACGTCGGATTTGGCATTCAGGGGTCAGGGTATTAGCTTATGAGTGAATTTGTAAGCATGCAAGAAGCTATGCGACCAATTTTAAATGCTCAAATCGAGCAAACGGAGGAATGGTGTGAGCAACATCAATGTTCAAAAGTCAAAGTCAAAAAAACAGGTTCGGTCTTATGTTTAAAGTGCGGTTACGAAGAACGCAGAGAGTTTGAGACTGAAAAAGCACAAGCTAGCTATGAACGTAACGAAGAAAAGAAGCGTCTGTATTATCTTGAAGAGTTTAGCATGATGGACAACGAGCTAAAATTCGCAACGTTCGACAATTTTAAAGCTGATACACCAGAAAAACAAGATGACCTTGATTTTGTCAAAAAAGAAGCGAGAGCTTATATCAAAGGTGCTCAAAATAACCTTGTTTTAATTGGTGATGTAGGTGTCGGCAAAAGCCATTTGGCTTATAGTGCTATCAAAGCGATTAGTGACTACAACAAGAAACTAGCTACTGTTATCAATGTTGTTGATTTAGTATCAAAAGCAAAAGAAAACAAATTTGGTTTAGAAGCGTATTACACTAATTTGCTTTCTGGACAAGACAAGAACGATAAGATTGAATACTTGGTTCTTGACGACTTAGGCACAGAGAAAACGACAGAGTGGTCTTCAAACTTAATTTACAGCATTTTAAACAAGCGAACGAATACGATTATTACAACCAACTTGACACCGCCAGAAATTCAAAGACGGTATGGCAAACGTATCTTCTCAAGGATTTTTAAGGGTGTAGGTCAAGAACATGTTTATCAGTTTAAAAACAGTACAGACGAAAGGATGAATTTATGGAACTAGAAGAAATGAAAAGAGTTCTAATTCAATTAGCTGATGACATTATTATGGGAACATATGAGGCTAATGGAATGGGTTCAGAGTATGCACGAGGTGCGTCAGATGTTGCACTTGTGATGAGGCGAATTGCAGAAGGAAAATTTGACGAAGCTTGGAACACCGAAACAATTGTAATTCTTGACGCGAACGATTTAAAGGAGAAAGCATGAACGAATTAGAAATCAAAATTTTAAACTTTATCAAAAATCGTGGCAGTTTTAAGCAACCAGTACCGCTGAAAAAGCTAAAGTCAGAATTCAACATCAGCGAACGAGGTATCAAAGAAATCGTTGAACGTCTAAGATGTGAATTTAAACAGCCGATTATTGCAAGCCGCAGACCAAAGCGCGGTGGCTTCTATTTGCCAAAAAACGATACGGAACGTAACGCAGGACTGATACCATACAAGGAACAAATTTTAACTTCGCAAAAAACCGTGACAGCTATCACATCTGTTGACCTCACCGAATATTGGAAAGGTTGGCAAGCATGAACGAGCTACTTATCCAACAGTTCGAGCAAAGCTATTACAGCTACTCGAACGATGTAAGAGCTATGTTGTTAGAGCTTAGCGAAGAAGAATTAATCAACAAGCTAGCACGAGACAGCAAGATGTCTCAAATGAAAATGATTGTATTTTGAGGTAGAAAAAATGAAATATAAAAAAGGTGATGACATTTATTTAAAAGGGCAAATTACATACGTAAGTTCTTGTAGTGAAGCTTCTTTTCCTTACGAGGTGAATACAGCAGATGAATTTATCGACGTAAGAGAAAAAGACATTGTTTCTGTTAACGAACCAGAAAAGCCAGTTTTAAGCAAAGAAGAAGCAGAGTGGTTGGAAGGATTAATAAAATTTGTAAAGTCATGTGGACAATCTATTTACGACACTTTGTACTATATTACTCGTCAAGGGTATGGCTATTTGTTCGAATATATAGATCACGATAAAGATAAAAGTTTTATTTTAAGCAATCGCATATATCCTAGAGAATTATATCCCGATGATTTAAAAGAGCGCTTTGTCAATGCGCTACTTTACGGCTATGAGGTTGAGAAAAAGAAGTTGTACACAGTTAAATTCTCAAACGAAGATTTTGGCAAAACATATATCGGGATAATAAAAACTGCTAACAAGATTGGTATTAGTACTGTTCCATTAAACGATGAATGCTCTAAATGCTATTTTACTAAAAGTGAACTTGAAGAATTTAAATTTTGGGACAATCCAGCATTTGAAATTAAAGAGGTGAAGGAATGAATGTACAAGAACTTTTAGCAGACCGTGATTTTTGGCGAGACGAAGCCAAACGGTGTTATAAACAACTTGAAGAGTATGAAGCGCTCTTAGATGAGATTAGAGCATTTTTGGAGAAGAAATCATGATTGAAATTACTTACTTTAAAAACTTCAAAAAAATGAGCGAAGATGTAATTCTTGAAGGCGAGTTAGACCATAAAGTAATTGGTTTAATTGCAGAAAAATGCATAATTCTAAGCTATGATGAATACTTAGCTAGAGACCACAACGGCAATAAAATTCATAGCTATATTTAATTCGAGAGAGGTGTAATCATGATTGAAATTAGACTTGATGATGAACTGCTTCTCTATCAAAATGATTTAAGAGAAGCGTTGCTTGAAACGATTGACGAACTCGTTAACGATGAAAGCATGACATTAGCTAAGACATATAAAACATACAGACACTATTCTGATGAAGACCTCATCGAAGAAATACAAGAGTTAACAGATAAGCGGTTAAACATCATCTTTAACTTTCCGCTTGATTATCGAGTAGATGTCAAACAGCATATTTTAGATTGAGGTCAACATGATAATTTTAAAAGATGATTTTGAGCAGTCATATTACGACAGGACAAGCGACTATCTAAATCTTGCTATCGAGTACGGCGAAATTATCAATCAATATCAAGACAAGATAGTGAGCTTAAAACAAGAAAACAAGCGCTTGAAGCGTGAAATCTGGAATTTGAAGAAAACGAAAGGAAAACAAAAATAATGGCTTATCTTTATGAACTTGAAGGCATTTATGCGGAACTTCAAGATATGGAATTAGACGACGAAACATTTCAAGATACGCTTGATAGTATTAATTTTCAAGAGGATTTGGAAAATAATATTGACTACTTTGTCAAAATGTATAAGAACAGCTTAGCTGATGCAGAAGCTTGCAAACAAGAAAAGCAAGCCTTTGCTGAAAAAGAAAAACGCAACAAGGCTAAAGCAGACAAGTTTAAAGAGTATATCAAACGAGCACTTGAAATCAGCAATGTTAAAAAAGTAGATACTGGAAAATTCAAAGTCTCTCTTCGTAAATCTAAAAAAGTTGAGGTGCTAGATGAAACCAAAATCCCGCTTGACTATATGAAAGAGAAGCACGAGTGGACGCCGAACAAGACAGAGCTTGCTAAAGCATTAAAAGCAGGCGCTGAAATCGAGGGTGTGGCTTTGGTTGAAAATGAAAGTTTGCAGGTAAAATAATGAAAAAATCAGAGAGTATTTCAGAACTAGCAAAAGCATTTGCTAAAACACAACAAGACTTGAAACAGCCTTTGAAAGATGCGGAAAATCCATTTTTCAAAAGTACATATGTACCGCTAGAAAATGTCGCTGAAAGCATCACAGAGACAGCAACGAAGAACGGACTTAGCTTCTCGCAAGAGCCAAGTTTTGATGATGGCATGGTAACAGTTACGACACTAGTCATGCATAATAGCGGAGAATGGATTGAATATGCACCGCTAAAACTAAAGCCAGTCAAGAACGACCCGCAAGCGTACGGTTCAGCGATTACATACGCTAAACGCTATGCGCTAAGTGCTATCTTTGGTATCACAAGTGACAAGGATGACGACGGTAACGAAGCGACACAACCGCAAAAGCCACAGCGTCAGCAGCGAGCAACAAAGCAAGCGCAAGTTAAGCAATATATTTCTGCAGAGAAAGCGAAGCAGTACGAAGATGATGTACAAGCTCTTATTGACGCAACCGGGCAGAATGACGGCTCAATTATGGGGGCGCTGCTAAATCACGTTGGCGCAACAATGATTAAAAACATCACAACAGATAAGGTTAACGAAGCAGAAGCATTTATTGCAAAAATGAAACAAAAGGCAGGTATCTAGCATGAATAATGTAAATTTAATCGGTCGCTTAACTAAAGCGCCAGAATTAAAACAAACAGCGAGTAACACAAGCGTATTGACAGGAACGCTTGCTGTAAATCGCACATTCAAAAATCAAAACGGCGAGCGTGAGGCGGACTTCATTAATATTGTGGCTTGGCGACAAACTGCAGAAGTTATCGCACAGTATTGCGGTAAAGGTTCGCAAATTGGTGTGACTGGTCGTATCCAGACACGTAACTATGAAAATCAGCAAGGACAGCGTGTGTATGTAACGGAAGTCGTAGCTGAGCATGTTGATTTGCTAGACAGTAAGAGCGATAGTCAGCAACCACAGCAAAATAGTTTTGCTCGTGAGGAAAGCCCATTTGGCAATTCAAATCCAAGGGACATCTCAGATGATGACCTTCCGTTTTAGAAAGAGTGATTGAGTGTTTCTAATACCATTTGAACCAAAACCACAATCAAGACCACGAGCCACAATCAGAGGACGGCATGCGACGGTGTACGAAGACCCTAAAATGATGAAGTGGCGAAAACAAGTTACAGATTACATCAAAGAAAATTATGACGGGCGCTACTTTGACGGTGCTATCTGTGTAAAAGTCACGTTTTACATGAGAGCGCCCAAGAACGTCTCTAAAAAGCCGTCAGAGCGTGCGAAAGATAAAGCTAAACAATTATATTCAAAATACATTTCAGAACGCTTGTGGCACGTTAAAAAAGCTGATTTGGATAATCTAATCAAATCATTATTTGATAGTATTTCAAAATCTGAAATTGTTTGGTCTGATGACAACATTGTGTGTGATTTAAGAGCTAGAAAGCTGTATAGTCCAAATCCACGAATTGAAATAGAAATCGAGGAAATTGAATGAGCAGAGCAGGAAATCGTAATAGAGCTAAATTTACAGTCGTGTTTGCTGAACACGATTCAGAGAACAAGTTAGATGTTCTGGACAAGTTCATCGATTGGACGAAAGCTAGGCATTTAAAAAGTTATATCAAGATAGCAGATATGCTAAATATACTGCCGTCCGATGCAAATAAACTAATGCACAGAGCTATTTTACCAGACGACAGAATTGTTAAACGAATGAAAGAGGTAATGCATGACAAATATTGCTAAGGGTATTTATAGATTTACCGATAAAAAAAGTGGTGAAGTATTCGAGGGCACACGAGATGAATACGCTAAACACTTGAAAATCAAAGAAAGAACACTAAACTCTCGTATCCAGCGAGGTTGTGTCACCAGAGAGAAAATCGGTGAAATTAAAATCAAACAGAAGAAAAGAATTCAACGCTACACCAATTTTGAAACTAAGCAAGTGTTCGAGGGGTCGCGTAAAGAAGCGTGTGATTTTTTTGGAATCAAAGATTGGAAGCTAGCGAGAATGTTAAAAGACGGTTCGATAGTTAGTGCATTTGTAGTTGCTGATGAAATCTGCGAAGACATATTCGAAATGCCAGCTCCAAAATCCAAAGAAGAAAAAATTAGACGTGAGTTATATCGCAGAGAATGCCTTTTAAAGGCTCTAAATGTAAGCTAGATAAATTATATTCGAAGCAAATTAAAACGTCATAGAGATGACGAGAGAGGGGTTAAAATCGATGTTAGGAATTAAGTTAGTAGATGTAGATACATCAAATGCATGCGTAGAACGAACTGGAACATGCGAATTGTGTTTTGGTTCAATGTGGTGTGATAATCCAGTTTTAACTTTTGAAAATCCAGACGGTGACCGTGTAGAAATTGATGGCTACTTTTGGAGTTGGGGTGATTATATTGAACTTGAGATTGATAATTATTTGAATTTCTCTGATTGGCTATCAAAACAAGATGTTGATTGGGATATGTTAACAGACGATGAAAAAAACTATGAATATTTATCAGGTTTAATTTATCAGTATAGAGAGGAAAATGAAAATGATTAGCATTTATTTAGTAATTTTAGCCTGGCTGACATTTCCAATGTTTGTGATTTACGACAAGAAGAAACGAGTAAGATTCTTGATGTGTGGTCTGCTTTACTATCTTATTGATACAATTAAAGCTTATTTTAATCAGAAAGAAACAAAAGGTGAAGATGATGAATAAACAAAAAATAATGTCTGGTATGGAATCTATTATGCAAATCGCTATGTGGTATTGTCATCCAAGCATGCCAGATGTTGACGATTGGCACGCTGTACATTCGATTGCTGAAACAATATATGACGAATTGGAGAAAGAGGAGGGCAAACAATGAATGAACAAGAAGCGATTGAAAAGTTAGAAAGTAGAGCGTTTGACATTGAAGATACTGATTTAGTTGTTGGTTTACGTTTTGCTCAAAACACCGTCAAACAAATTGACGAACCCAAGAAGGTAGTTATTCCACAATTTGTTGCAGACTGGTTAGAGGTTTGTAAAGAGAATTTAGCTATAGGTTTATTTGTTGCTATGAATCCTAACGTTTTGGAAGTCAATAATCAATCTGCAGAAACAATCTATTGGTTAAAATCTGCAAGAAATCAAGAAACGTTTGCTAAAGCTTGGATTTACGGCTATGAAGTTGAGAAAGAAAAGCTGTACACAGTGTTTCAACTAGCGACTCATGAATTCCTCTATACTGAACCTAGCGGAAGCTTAAGAAGTGATGCTGTTACTTGGGCGTATGCTGCAGAAACTGAAGAATATCATTTTATGCAGCAAAAACTTGAAGAATTACATTATTGGGATAACCCAGCGTTTGAAATTAAAGAGGTGACAGAATGAAGAAACAAGAAGTGATTGATGGGATTGAGAATGCAATCCCAGATTATATATTAAACGATTTTCAAAGAGGAAAAGAGACAGGTTTAACTTATGCGTTGGAATTAGTCGAAGAACTTGACGAGCCAGAAAACCCAGTAATTCCGCAATTTGTGGCGGATTGGTATGAAGGGCATAAGAATGACTTTGAATATAACTTATACAGACTTTGCATCAATTTCCATGAACGAAAATTACATGAAGATTTACATGAATGGTTTAATAATGACAAAAATAAACCTATCGAAGTATTAGTATTAATGCACAAATTCGGCTATGAGGTTGAGAAAGAGAAGTTGTATACAGTTGAGATTCCGAATCCTCATGGGCTGGGTCATAGTATACTTGTTAAAGATATGTACAGAAATATTTTTATCACTCATGTCATGAATTCCGATTGGCGAAAAAGTAAAGTTAATCAGCTGACTGAAGCAGAAATCAAGAAAGATTTTGATTGGGCTTGGCAGTTTGCGAAAGAGGTGGAAGAATGAAATTAAGATGTTTGCTAGGAATCCACAAGTTAAAACCAGTTGATTTTAAGGATGATAGTTTTAAAGATGAAAAGCATGGATGGATTGAACAAGACTATTGCATTTTTTGCGATTACAAGTCTACTATACGAACTTATTATTAGTTGAGAGGGATTTTAAAATGACAATACCAAAATTTAGAGTATATGATAAAGTTGAGTGCATGATGATAACAACAAGCGATTACGAGGACTTGTCAGATTTGTTTTGTATTTTAAAAAATGACGCTGATACTGGATATATTAGCGAGCCTATGCAATCAACAGGTTTGGTTGATGAGAATGGAAAAGAAGTCTTTGAGGGGGATGTTTTACTAACGTATGACGCTGAGTTAGCGAAAGTGTATTGGGACGATGTGTTGGCTGGTTGGTTTGTAGACTTTATATACGAAACTGCTGAATTAAGTGAAGTTGCTGATCTTCAAAGTAGCAGGTCTATTTGTGCAATTGTTGGCAACATTTGGGAGGATGGTGAATTACTTGATAGTTAATTTTCAAAAGCGTATTGAATTCATAAATGAATGCAATTGTATTGTTGACTTAAATGAGTTAGAGCAAGCAATTCTTTGGTATCAATCAAAGCCTACTTCATCCGTTAAGAAAATTTATTTGTATGGAAATTATCCAGCAGTGTCTATACACAATCAAAAAATACATATTCACAGATTGTTGATGCAGTATTGGTTAAACACAAAATTGCCATTTGAATATAGCGTTCACCATTTGAACGAAAATAAACTTGATGCACGAAAAGAAAATTTATCACTTATTTTAAACTCTGCTCATAACAGTAGCCACAACAAAGGAAGAATATTTTCAGATTCTCACAGAGAAAAAATTGCTTTAGCAAATAAAAGACGTAAAGGAATGAAAATGAAAAAACGTGTGGATATTCCTAAGGATAAACTTAGAGAACTGCTCTCTGACGGCAAAACAATAAATTGGATTGCTTCTTACTTTGAATGTGATTGGTCGACTGTTAAGGCGAGAATTTACGAAAATCCTGAGCTTATGGAGGAAGAATAATGGCATTAGCAAAAAATGTGATAGATGTGGTACTTTTCATAATAATTATAATGAAGCACAGAACCCTGAACAAATCAATGCGATTATGACTTTGAACACAGATAAATATAATAAATATTATTCTAACAAGAAATACAATCTCTGCCCTAATTGTGAACAAGATTTTTGGAAATGGCTAGATTATAGAGAGAAATGAAAATGAAAAACGAAGATTTAGTGATTGGATTAATTGTCATGCTTGCAGCGTTTATGTGTCTTGCTACTGGATATGACATGGGCAGACGTGAAAGCAAGTCCGAAATTGCAGAGTTAAAAACGGAGCTTAAACAAGTCAAGGCGCAAATTAAACTCTTGGAAGAAAATCAAGTGATTGTGTATTACGCTGACAGCTTTGGAGGTAGCTATGACAATTGAAGAGTTAAGAAAAACGCTTATTGAAGTCATTAAAAATTTGGAAAACTACACTGATAGAGAGCTAGTAGAAATACAAGCTATCGGCGATAAGCTAAAAGAAATGGCAATGTACGAAACTTTTTTAAGGGAAGGAGTAAAAGATGATGAATAAACAAGAAGAACTTATCAAAATGACGCAAGAGGATTTTGAAGGATACGCTAAACGCAAAATTTCAGAGCACCTTGAAATAAAATCGCATGAAGTTTATATGGTTTGGTTTAGTTACACGCTTGGCAATATGAAAGGATTGTTTAGCTTTGATAGCAAGAAAGCTTATCCAATGAGCAACCCAAATTCAAAACTACCTGATTATGTTGAGGTAACTTATAACAGTAAAACGCATGAGTTTTATTTTGATTGGTACACAAAAGAACGTCAGGACGTTTCGAAAATCGCTTGGTAATTCATTCGGTATCTGTGATGGTCTTTAGTGTGGTTCGATTCCACACACAGATATAACCCAGAATAAAAAAATGGAATAGAGGTGTTAACACACTTTTTCTCACGCAAATTAGTATATAGCTTAGTTAGTTTACTGGGTGGCTAGCTAGCAAACAGACTGAAATATTTAGAAACGAGGTATTCCTTAAAATTCTTTCTGCAAAACATTCTAAAGCGAATTATCAGTCGTTCGTGATTATGCAAGGCGTTGCTTTCCTTATGAAATTCAATGCTTGGGTCGTGCGCCTGCCTAAAAACAAAAAGCCCTGCTTGCGCAAGCTCTTCTTGAGTATGAATTCGTTATTAATATTATATCATATTCAAGGAGTAGCAAGATGAAAACATACGAGCGATTGCGAAAAATCAAAGCGCTTGACAGGTATATTGAAAGTCAAATGAACCAATTAGAAAAGCTGAAATCTCAAACTCTTAAAATTAATGCTAGTCCTTTACAAACTGATAAAGTTCAAAACGGAAGTCGCAGGAAGAAAGATGACTTGTATGTTGAATTAATAGCAATGCAAGAAGAAATTGAGGAATATACAATTAAAGCATTGAGAGAGAAGCGAGAGTTTAGAAAGCAGATTGCAGAAGTTGAAGACAACAACGCAAGAGATCTTTTGCAAATGGTTTATATTGAACAATTGCCTATCGATGATATTTGTGAGCGCTATGATGGAATCACACGTAAAACATATTATGTCTGGTTGCGCAAGGCGGAAAAGCTTTTAGAGGATTGATCATATCAGTCCTCTTTTTTATTACGTGACCTCATTATTAGCGAGGTCATAAAATAGTTTAGGGTAACAAAAAGTAACACGAGGTAACAAAATGTTACTGTATGTTATAAAGTGTGGTTAAATGTGAGTGATTGTAAGTGCAGGTTATTATTAAAATGCTATTATAGTATTATCGAATAATAAGGACAAGGCAGTAGTCAAAGGCTATTGCTTTGTATTATGTACTGAAAGGAGTGGTGAGGTTGCCAATGGTTCGTAGGTGCAAGTACGCAGGGTGTCATACATTAGTAGAACGACCCTCGTATTATTGTGACAGACATAAGCAATATGAAGCAGAGTATGCTAAGCAACGTGAGACGTATAGTCGTACGTATTACAACAAGCGAGTTCGTAACAGAGATGAAGCGAATAGAGAACGTAATAAGTTTTATCGTTCATCGATTTGGACATCGCTTCGCAAGCAAGCTCTAGAACGTGATAATTATATGTGTCAATACTGTTTGGCAAATGGTATTAAACGACCTAATGCCAAAGTTGGCGATCACATCACGCCAGCAGAAATAGCTCCAGAAATACACACAGAACTATCAAACATAGCGACAGCGTGCAGAGATTGCGATAACGTAAAGCGTAAGTTAGAACAGGAAATTTATGGCACAGGTCAAGGAAACACGCACAAGAACGTGAATTTAAGACTTTCGGTGGCGCAATGGGCTAAATTAATAGCCCGCAAAAAGAAAGACGTTCGAAAAGCCCCTTAAAAAGCCCGTAGCGCCGTTTTAATTTCGGTGAATGTAATTCTATTCAAACTAATTTTAAATCAACCCCCGCCCCTATCTCGTGCCAAGGAGAGCCACCACAAGGTGTTCGCTTGTATCGCAGACCATTTTTTCAGATTTTTAAGGGGTGTCATGATTCAAATCGAGAGGAGAAACAATGAGTGGTTAAGAATCCATACTATCAACAAAATAACAAGCGTTTACCCAGCGACCCCCCAAACTACTTAGGAACAGTAGCGAGGGAGATTTGGCGCAAAATCGTTCCGTTTTTAGAAAGCACACAAAAAGTAGAGCGCATTGATACGTTCTTGGTTGAAACCTACTGTACGAATTATGAAATTTACAAAATAGCGTACGAGGATATTAAACAAAATGGGATTCAACAGGAAATGAAGAAGCCAATTCAAGCTCAAGGGTCTGGTGAGATTCTCGGTGAGCAGTCGCTTGGTTTTAAAAAGAATCCAGCAGTCGCCACAATGAAGGACGCTGTAGATACCTTGAATAGAATTGGTGTCCAACTTGGTTTAACTCCTAAAGGGCGTCAAGAGCTTATGGAAATCGCAGGCGAGAAGTCGGACGAGGATTCTATCAAAGACAAGATGAAAGATTTTTTCAAATAGAAAGAGGTGAGGAAACATAGTCAAAATTGATTTAACAAAAACAAAAGATGTAATCGGTACTTATCAAAGTATCGATTTTTCTTTTGTCCGCAAAAAATACACAGACGCTGGCACACAATATTGTTTAAACGTGCTGGATGGCAAAATAGAAGCTGGTTACAATATCAAATTGGCATGCTTCCGTCACCTTAGAGACTTACAAAGGCAAGGGCAAGATGATTTTCCTTATGTCTATTCTATTGACGCTTTTAACCGCTTCTTGAAGTTCTTATCGTTAGTACCAAACGTTGATGATTTGAGCAAGAAGTTAGAACCAATGGATTGGCAGTTATTCATCTTTAGTCAAATATTTGCTTGGTTTGATTTGGACGGCTTACCACGATTTGTCAACATCATTCTTTCAATGGCTCGTGCGCAAGGTAAAACAATGATAGCAGGCATTAGTCTTAACTATTCGTTTCTAATCGAAACGATTGGACTTAGCAACCAAGATTTCCTTGTTAGCTCTTTAAACTTCGAGCAAACAATGAAGCTCTATACGTACGTTAAGTCTATGATGTCACGAATTATCGAGAATGAGCCTTTTAAGTCGTTAGCCAAAGAAACTGGCTTGCAACTGTACACACGAGAAATTAAAGCGACAGTTGATAGCAACAGTATTCAGACCATTTCTTTTGAATCTGGCAAGTTTGATAGTAAGCACTTTAAATTAGCTGTTGCTGATGAAGTTGGCGAGCTTAAAAGTGATGAGGGAATATCTAAAATCACTTCTGGGCAAGTCAATACAGAGGGATCACGTTTCATTGAGATTTCAACGTCTTATCAGACACCAGATGTGCCATTTCATCAAGAGCAAAAAAAGCTTATTGAAATCATGGAACGTGATTTTGATAGGTCTGGAGACGACCAGCTTTGTTTAATTTGGTCGCAAGATAGTCTGGAAGAAACATTTGAACCAGAAACGTGGGCTAAAAGCAATCCACTTTTGAATCACCCAGAATTAAAAGATAGTCTTATGAAAGGCTTACTTTCTGAACGTGACAAGAAAATGCTTATGGGCAAGCTTGCCGATTTTCAAGTAAAAAACATGAATTGCTGGCTACTAGCTGATAGCAATAGTTTTCTTGATTTAAAAGATATAGAAAATGCGGTTATCCCTGAATTTGATATACGTGGTAAACGTGTCTATGTTGGTCTTGACGCTTCAATGTTTAGCGATAATACAGCGATTGGTTTTGTTTATCCGTATTTGGGCGAAGATGGCAATCAAAAGTGGCACGTAGAACAGCACAGCTTCATTCCTTGGCAACAAGCAGGCTCGCTTGAAGCTAAAATGGAGCAGGACGGTGTCAATTATCGTGATTTAGAACAGAAAGGCTACTGTACTATCACAAGCCATCCACAAGGGCTTATCAATCCAGAAGAAGTTTATCGCTGGTTTTTAGATTATGTTGAAGACAACGCACTTGACGTTGTCTTTTTTGGTTACGATGCTATGGGCGTATCTAAGATTATCAAAGCGTTAGAAGCTAATACAAGCTTCCCGTTGATGCCGATTAGACAACGTACAAGCGAATTGAAAGACCCTACCAAGTTTTTGCAAACGCTGTTCATCGAAGGCAATATTACACGCATTGATGATGAAATTATGCGAAAAGCTTTATTGAATGCAGTTATCAAAGAGGATAACATAGGCATTCAAGTGGATAAGATGAAATCTACTTACAAAATCGACGTAGTGGACGCAATTATCGACGCTATGTATGACGCTATGTACGCCTTTGAAGATTACGCAATTACTAATGACCCAACATGGAAAGTAGAGCATATGTCACAAGAAGCGGTTTTAGATTGGCTGAAAAACCCAGAAAGTGGCATGTTAGATGACTATTAGAGGTGAAAAAATAACAATGATTTTAAAGTTTTTTAAGGCGATTTGGAGTGTTTTTGACGTCATTATGTTCATTTTAGCGGTGATTTCTGCTAATTTAACGACTTATTATCAGCAACACATCGCTTTTGGTATTAGTATGACAATTACATTCATTTTAGCTGGTTTAGCTAGCGAACTGATTTCTGGAAAGGGAGAAAAATAATGGTAACAGCAATTTTACACGCAGCAATGGCAATGATTGGATTGTTTGCATTCTTGATTTTTCTGTTTTTGAGCATAATTGCATTTATTTTTGTAATCGCAATTATTTATAGCGCAATTGATGCAATTGTTAAAGAATTTAACCGCAAATAGTAAGCTCATTGCTTAGAAAGGGGGTGAAACTATTTGCCAGTTTTTAATTTTACGAATCAATCAACCGAAAGCCCGCTAAATACACAATTTTTTAACGAAGATGATTACAACTATTTAACAGCTAATTTGACAGGCAACGAATGGGTGTCAGCCAAATTAGCGTTAAAGAACTCTGATTTATTTTCTATTATTAACCAGCTTTCAAATGATTTAGCAACGGTTAAATTGACGGCTAACAAACGTATGCAGGGAATTATTGATAATCCAACGAATAATTCAAATCGCTTTGGCTTTTATCAGTCAATCTTTGCTCAAATGCTTTTGGGTGGCGAAGCGTTCGCTTATCGCTGGCGAAACGAAAATGGACGGGATATTAAATGGGAATTTTTGAGACCGTCACAGATTAGTATGAATCCAATTGATTATGAGCATGGATTGTATTACAACATCACGTTTGACGACCCAAAAATCGGAGCTAAGATGAACGTTCCGCAAAATGATGTTCTACATTTCCGTTTGCTTTCTGTTGACGGTGGCAAGACCAGTGTTAGTCCGCTTATGGCGTTGACTAGAGAGCTGAATATTCAGAAAGCTAGCGATAATTTAACGCTTAATTCGCTTAAGAATGCCTTGAACGCTAACGGAATTTTAAAAATCAAAAATGGCGGTTTACTGGACTTTAAAACCAAACAATCACGCTCACGTCAAGCGATGAAGCAAATGCAAGGTGGTCCTTTAGTGTTAGATAGTTTAGAGGAGTTTCAACCTTTAGAAATCAAATCAAATGTTGCGCAACTACTTAGTCAAGCAGATTGGACAACAGGGCAATTTGCTAAAGTTTACGGTATTCCTGAAAATGTCGTTGGCGGAAAAGGCGACCAGCAATCTTCTTTGGATATGTCAATGAATGTCTATGCTAAAGCAGTAGCAAGATATTTAAGACCATTCGTTAGCGAGTTGAGCAATAAGCTAGGTTGTGACATTGATTCTGATTTATTCCCAGCCGTTGACCCGACAGGTTCAAGCTATATTAATCGAGTAAATGAACTAGTCAAGAATGGTGTTGTTGCTCAAAATCAAGGATTATATATGTTGCAACAAGCAGAAGTAATTCCAAAAGAATTGCCAGTAGGTGAAAATCCTAATATTGCTAAAACATTGAAAGGGGGTGAGGGAGATGGGAAAGATTGATATTAAAGGCGACATTGTTTCTAATGATGTCGGTGAATTTTATGAGTGGTTTGGAATGTCTAGTACATATCCTAAAAAAATCCAACAAGCTATCTTGAATGACGAAGATAACGAAATCGTTTTAGACGTCGCTTCGAACGGTGGTGATGTATTCGCAGCAAGCGAAATCTACACAATGCTTAGAGATAGCCAAAAGAATATCGTTGTTAACATTCAAGGTTTAGCTGCTAGTGCTGCTAGTGTCATTGCGATGGCTGGAAATACTGTTCGAATGTCACCGACAAGTCAACTTATGATTCATAAAGCTTCGGTTTCTACAGTCGGAAACAGTGACGATTTAGAACACGAATCAGAAGTCCTAAACGGCATTGATGAATCAATCGCTATGGCTTACGAGCTTAAAACAGGCATGAAACAGACAGATATTTTACAACTTATGTCAAATGAAACTTGGATGAATGCCAAAGTTGCAGTTGACAAAGGCTTTGCGGACGAAATCATGTTCAATGAATCCGATGATGAGCCAATCTTTGAAAATGCCATTCATGCTTTGCCAAGCAAAGCAGCAATCAACAAATTCAAGAATTTGATTGCTAAAGAAAAATTGAATAAACAATCAAGTCAGCCTACAAACTCTGTACGAGAACGTAAGCTGGCTATTTTATTGAACAAAAAAGGAGAAAATTAATGGATATTAACACACTTAACAATCTTTGGATTGAAGCAGGTCATACAGTAGAAGACCTGAACGAACAGATTAACAATGCTTTGAATGATGATGATTTTTCAGCGGAAGCTTTTGCAGATTTGAAAGATAAACGTGATAACGCTAAGGTTCGCCGTGATGCATTGAAAGAGCAATTGGTTGAAGCACAAGCGCAAACTGTCATTGAAACACCAAAGACACCACTTAACGATGAAGAATTGGAAATCAAAGACCAATTTATTAACGATTTCAAAAATTTAGTTCGTGGTAATTACGCACAAATTAAAAACATGGTTTCATCTGATGAAACAGATGGCGCAGGACATGCTGGTTTGACTATTCCAAAAGATATTCAAACAACAATCCACACTTTAGTGCGTCAATATGATTCTTTGCAAGAATACGTCAACGTAGAATCTGTTACAACAACTTCTGGCTCTCGTGTTTATGAAAAATGGTCTGATATTACAGCACTTGCTGAAATTGACGAAGAAGGTGCAACAATTGGCGCTAATGATGACCCACAATTGACAACAATTAAATACCTTATCAAACGTTATGCTGGTATTTCTACAATCACTAACTCGCTTTTGAAAGATACTGCCGAAAATATTATTGCTTGGTTATCTAACTGGATCGCCAAGAAAGTGGTCGTTACTCGTAACACTAAAATCATTGCAGCAATTGATACATTGCCAACTAAGCCAACACTTGCTAAATGGGATGACATCATTGACCTTGAAGCAAAAGTTGATCCTGCCATCAAACCAACTTCAATGTTCTTGACTAATACATCTGGTTTCACAGCGCTTAAGAAAGTCAAAGATGCAATGGGGAATTACCTAATGCAACGTGATGTTAAATCACCAACAGGCTATGTTATTGATGGTTTCCCAGTCAAAGAAGTTGGTGATCGTTGGTTGCCTGATAAATCTAAAGCACATCCACTTTACTTTGGTGATTTGAAACAAGCAGTTACTGTGTTCGACCGTGAAAATATGTCATTGCTTGCTACAAATATTGGAGCGGGTGCTTTTGAAACGGATACTACCAAAATCCGTGTCATTGACCGTTTTGATGTTTGTACAGTTGATAATGAAGCCTTCGTTCCTGCAACATTTACAGCAATTGCAGACCAAGAAGGTAACATTAAAACAACCGCTGCTGGATAATTTAGGAGGAGTAAACAATGGGCGTCACCAAAAATGATGTTATGTTAGCACTAAATTTAGACGAAACAGACGATACTAATTTAATTCCTGCTTACATCTCATCTGCTGAATTTTTTGTCAAAAATGCCGTTGGTGACGCTGACGGTTTTTTTGAGCAAGAAAAAGTTACCTATCTATATGATACGGCGGTACTTGCATTGGCAAGCTCGTATTACACATATAGAGTGGCTTTATCAGATACTACAACTTACCCTATTGATTTAACTTTAAACAGCATTGTCAGCCAATTGCGTGGCTTATATGCAGTGTATGAAGAGGAGAAAAGCTAATGGCAAAAATATATTCTGCTGTGGATTTTAGAGCAAAAGCTGATTTTGGCAGCTATGAATCTGTATCAAATCCTTATACAGGAGTTAGCGTGCCTAAATTTGTTAAAAAATTTACTCTACACTATAAAACACATACACGCACGCTGAATCAAGAATATTTAGCGTTTTCCGCTGGCGAAAGTGAAACGAGGGTAATTGTTGTAAGACATAATGCGAAAGTTATAAAAGGTCTCGCTGTTCTTTTGAATGGGAATGTTTACGATATTACAAAAGTTAGTCCAGATGAGGGCTTTGGTATTAATAAATACGATTTTATTACATTGAAGAAATCAGAAAAAGTGGGTAAAAAATAATGGTTGGATTTGATGACGCTTTAGAGGAATGGCTTAAAACAGTTCAAAATATTGGGAATTTAACTCCTGCAGAACAATCTAAAATCACGAAGGCAGGGGCAGAAGTCTTTAAAGACGAATTGGCGAAAGCTACCAAAAAAGAGCACTATTCAAATCATAAAGACCCAGTTTATGGACATATGGCTGATAGCGTATCTGTTCAATCAACTAGTGTTGATGGCAGAAAAAACGGTAAATCAACTGTCGGTTGGGAAAATCGTTTTCATGCTCAAAATGCTAGGCGCTTGAACGACGGAACTAAAAAATATCGTGCAGACCACTTTGTAACAAAGGTGCAGAATGACAGCGCTGTTCAAAGAAAGGTGTTGTTAGCTGAAAAAGAGGAATATGACAAAATTATGCGGAAGAAAGGGGCTAAATAATGTTAGCAACATTAACATTAAAAGAATTGATTTCTGGTAAAGAATTCAGTGAAATAAGCGAAATCTATGTGAACAACCTACCAAAAGAAATTCAAGAAAATACTGATAAGACAATTATGTTGCTAAGAGAATCAGGCGCTTTTCTTGATATATTTGGCAATGATAGCTTTTTCGGCAAAACGAATCAAATCGAAGTCCAGATTTTTTATAAATTAGACGTTGATTTTGATTTAGAAGAATTCGAAACAAGATTGATGAAATTTCTTGTTTCAGAACATTACACAATAACAGATGTTAGAGAGCACACACTAGACCCCGACACGTTACAGATGACGGCGGTCTTTTATGTTGCTCACGAAAAAATAATTTAATTCAAAGGAGAAATAATATGGCAATTGTCGGTTTAAAAATGGTGACACTAGCATTAGTAGATCCAAAAACACAACAGCTTCTAAAAGGAGAACAAGGACTATCAACTACAGGAATTGTTGAAATTGATAGTTCTATGCTCGGTACTAAGACTGCGAACATTTCAAACTTGGAAGGTTCAGCTACTAAAGTTCCTGGGAATAACGCAGTACAGGATGTTATGATTGCGCCCGGTTCGCCAGCAGTCGCTCTTGATTTCAACAACCTTGATTTTGAAATCAAACAAAAAGTTTTAGGTTTCGTATCAGACAAAAAAGGTGGCTATACACTTTCTGGAGATAAACCACACATTGCAATGCTTATTGAATCAGAAACACTTGACCGCAAACATTCAATTTATTTTGGCTTTGCAAATGGTATCATGCAAGAAACCACTCAAAACGTTGCTACTGATACAGATACAGCACAAACACGTCAAGATGATAATATGACTTACAATGCTTTGTCTGCTACAGCGTTTGGCGGTGAACCAATCAAGAAATATTACTCTGGTGCAGAATCATTTGATAAAGCTAACATGCTCAAAGAAGTTTTCGGCGGCTATGCAGCTAGCGTGTCAGAATCTCACTAATTTTTAAGGTTGCATTTAAAATGCGACCTTTTTGTTTTATGTAAGGAGAAATCATGGAAGTTAAAACAATTAAAATCCCAGAATTAAGTAAAAAAGCTTATTCAGTATTAACAAGCAACCGCAACGTTATGCGTATGCACGAATACCAGCTTGCTGTTTTAAAACTCGGTGACGACGTCAACGAAGAAGATACACTAGCTCAAGCTAAAGCTAGCTATGAAGTTTTAAGAGAAATGCTTAGCTTTATCCGAGCTATTCTCAATCTTGATGATGAAACCTACGACAAATTGCTTGACCTTGACTATACACGTACACAAGAAATTTCCGAAAAAATAGTCGGTTACATGTACGGTCTTACAGATGAGCAATTAGAAGAAGCTACGGTGACAGAAGACCCAAAAGAAAAAGTGTAAGTGAGCAAATTTTTGATTTAGAAAATAGAATTGAAGATTTAAAACTTATTGCTAAACAAGCTCTTATTAATTTCGGGTGGACAGTAGAAGAATACAATGATACCGATTATTACGAGCTAATGGCTATTTTAAATGCGAAAGAAGCAGATGATAGGGCAGTTGATCCGATGTCGCTTCTTTAATCTTTACGGAAAGGAGGAAATATAACATGGCGAAAATACAAGCTACGATGTCAACTGAAATTGCTCTTGATATGTTGCAAGCGTCAGATTCTATCAAACGAATCACACAGTTAGTCAACAGTGCTACAAACGCTTGGAAAGCCCAAGAAAGCCAAATGCGGGCAACTGGTGATTATTTAGGTGCGGCACAAGCCAAATATGATGGCTTAGGCAATGCCATTCAACAACAACAGGCTAAAATTGAAAAACTTCAAAAAGAACAGTCTGAATTGAAAGGTAATACAGCTGAAACAGCTGAACAATACCTAAAATACCAACAACAAATCGACCAAGCCACAACTAAACTAGCTTCTATGGAAGCGCAGCAACAAAAGGCTAAGTCAAGCATGGATTATTATAAATCCGGCTTAGCAGACTTAAAAAAAGAATATAAGCAACAAGCCGATTTATCAGAAAGCTACATCAAACGTTTGGAAGCCGAAGGCAAGGAAGATGAAGCAAAACAAGAAAAGCTAAAACTTCTACAAAATTCAGTCAGCAATCTAAACAGGCAATACGATGCGCAAGTTGATATGTTGCGTAAGATTTCCGCACAAGGTGACGGAGATGCTTATGTTAAACAAAAACAACGCATTAATGAAACAGCAACAGCTCTCGCAAAGGCTAAGAGTGAACAAGAAAAACTGGACGACGAGTTTAGAAAAAGCAATCCGACATTTTTTGAAAAATTAAAAGCAAAAGCTAGAGAATCTGCAAATGAAATGCAATCACTTACCGAAAAAGCAGAGCGCACAAACTCTGTTTTAGGTTCTTTTCGTGAAAAGCTATCATTTGGAGCAGTAGCAGGTCTGGCACAAAATGCTATTCAAGGCGTTATCAGCTCTCTAACTGGTATGATTGGGGAAGTCACGAATACATCTGACGCTATTCAAAAATTCCAATCAACAATGGGGTTCGCTGGTAAAACTAAAGAAGAAACCGAAGAAGCTACTAAAATCTTTAAAAAGTATGCAGATGACACTGTTTACGAATTAGAAGATATTACAAATACAGGTGCACAACTAGCCGCTAATGGAATTGAAAATTATAAAGAGTTAGCAATTTCGGCTGGTAATCTTAATGCTGTAGCTGGTGGTAATGCAGATACTTTCAAATCAGTAGCTATGGTGCTGACACAAACGGCAGGTGCTGGTAAGCTCACGACAGAAAACTGGAATCAAATGGCTGATGCTATTCCGGGTGCTTCTGGTAAGCTGCAAGAAGCTTTGAAAAATGCCGGTGCGTATACTGGTGACTTCCGCGATGCAATGTCAAAAGGTGAAATTTCAGCAGAAGAATTTCTGAAAGCTATTCAAGAGTTAGGGTCAAGTGACGCAGCAGAAGAAGCGGCACGTTCAACCAAAACATTCGAAGGGGCAATCGGTAATTTGGAAGCAACGATTACAACTGGAATGACGAATATTGTTGACGCTTTTGGCAAAGAGAATATCACGGGTGCTATTACAAAATTCGGCGACATCGCAGGAAAAGCGTTTGAAAAAGTAGCAGACGGCGTGTCTTGGATGAATGATAATATCACTGTCATTACTATGGGACCAGCCGGAAGATTTTTCAATACAACAAAAGCTGTTTTTAGTGAAATATTCGATGCCTTTAAACAAAACAAGGATGTTATTGGAGATGTCGTAGGAAATATTGGAACTGTCGCATTAAATTTAAGTGGTTCAGTTTGGCAAATTGCTGCTGATACAGTCGCAGGTGTATCTAATGGCTTTGAAAGCATAAAAAAGAATCTGAAAGATTCTGAATCTCCGATGAATACATTCAAGAGTGGTCTTTCTAAAATCACCGATTTATCAGATAAACTTTTCATGTACATTTTTAACCATACGGGTGATATAGCCCAAATCGTTTCAAGTGTAACGGAAATAGCTGGTCTTTTCGGTCAAGGCGTTTGGGATGTTGTTTCAGATTCTCTTAAAGGCATCTCTGATGCATTCTCGGAAATTTCTAAACATAGTAAGAACGCCAAAGACCCAATCTCTTCACTGTCTAAAGCTATCCAAGGAATAGCGAAGCACAAAGGAGCAATCAAAGCTGTTGGTGCAATGTTTGCAACTTATTTTATAAGTACGAAAGTTGTAGCTGGGTTTAACGCAGCTGGAACAGCTATTAAAACTATGTCAGGCAACATTGTTACAAGTTTAAATGCAATTAAGACTGCAGCAATGGCTAATCCTTATTTAGCTATTGCTATCGCTATAACGACTATAATAGCAGGTTTTGTTGAACTTTATAAGCACAATAAGAAATTCCATGACTTTTGCGACGGAATCGCTAAATCTGTCAAAGATGGCATAGGCGGCGGTATCAAATGGCTTAAAGATAAATTTGATAGCATGTCTAAAGGCTGGAAAAACTTTAAAAAAGGCATTTCAGATGGCACTGACAACGTTGTTAAAAGTATCAAAAACGGCGCTAAGAAAGTAGGCAATTTCTTTACAAGTGTTGGTAAAACCATTAAAAATGTTGTTACAACTATCGGTAAAATTCTAATCTTTGCCAATCCAGTTGTCTTAGGTTTTGCTTTGATGTACAAAGAAAATGCAAAATTCCGCAAATTCGTTAAAGGCATTGTTAACTTGGTAGGTGACCTCAAAGACGGTATTTCCAAAAAAACCAAAGAAATCAAGAAAAGCTGGGATAAGCATTGGGATAAGACCAAAGAAAAAGCTTCAAAAACTTGGGACGGCATTAAAGATAACGCCAAAGAAAGCACAGAAAAGCTAGCTAAGACTATCAGAGAGAAACACGATGAAATTCATGACAAATGGTCTAAAACTTGGAAGAAATCAAAGAATTATCTTTCTGACAAATGGGATGAAATTAACGACGAATCCAAGAAGAAATTCGGAAAGGACTTCAAAGACTTAGTTTTCGACAATTTAGGAAAGATAGGTGATAAATTCCAAGAAATTTGGGATAAAATCCGCAATGGTTTTTCTGAATTGTGGTCTGGTTTGAAACAATTAGCCGGAGACGGTATTAATGCAGTTATCAAGATTCCAAATGACGGAATTGACGGTATCAATGATTTGATTCATGACTTCGGCGGTCCGAAAGAATCTATTAAAAAGATTCCTAAAGTTAAATTTGCGACCGGTACTGGTTACTTTAACAGCGGTTATCGTAATCCAATCACTAGACCAACACTTGCTACACTAAATGACGGTAACGACAGCCCAGAGACTAATAACCAAGAAATGGTTATTTTGCCAAATGGTAAAACAATCTTACCTCAAGGCAGAAATGCTCAAATGTTATTGCCAGCAGGTTCAGAGGTGCTAAATGCTAGTGAATTGGCTATGCTTGCAGGTCTAAACAATCGTCAAGCATTCGCTAAAGGAACTGGATTCTGGTCTAAAATCTGGAACACAGCTACTAGCGTGGCAGGTTCGGCTTGGAACGGTCTAAAAGACGGTATAGATAAGTTTACCAAAATGTTAAGCTTCATCACCGACGCAGTCACAGACCCAGCAGGCACACTCGCTAAGAAATTTAGTCCAAATGCTGATAAATTAGATGGTGTCTTTAGTTCGCTTGGTAATGCACTTTACAAGAAACCGATTGAAACAGCTAAAAGTTGGTGGTCTGAACTTTGGTGTATGGCTAAAGAGAAAGCTTCGCCAGAGATTCAAGCTGGTGCTATTGGTGATGACTACCAATTCAAAGACAGAGTGGCAGATAGCGGAGCAGACCCTTGGGGCTATTTCTTCAAGGAATGTGTTTCGTTCGTTGCGTCTCGTTTGAGCAATCAAGGCGTTAACGCTAGCTTATTTAGCGGTCTTGGTAATGGTAATATGTGGCTTAATGCACGAGTTCCGCACAGTAGCACACCAAAACCCGGTATGATTGCCGTTTATGCGAAGAACGGTCAAAACCACGTTTCAACCGTTTCTGGTGTTTCTGGTAGCTCATTCAGCGGTGAAGAATACAACTACGCAGGCAGTCATGCTTACCATGCATTTGCTAACCGTCCAATTTCACAAGTTGACACATTTCTTGATTTTGGTGTTCAAGTTGCAGATAAAGCCAAAGAAGAAAATTCACCGCTTCGCAAGCTCATTAAGAGCCAAGTTGGCGGTATGTTTGATTGGATTTCTAAAATCTTAGCTCCATTAAATGGAGAAGGCGGCGGAAGCCTTGATAACCCTCAAGGCGGAAATGTTGAACGCTGGCGTGAGTACGTCATAAAAGCATTGAAAGCCAACGGATTGCAAGCAACAGCGCACCAAGTCAACAGTTGGATGAAATTGATTCAGCGTGAATCAAACGGCGATCCACGAGCTATTAACTTGTGGGACAGCAATGCAAAAGCAGGTCATCCGTCTAAGGGACTTGCGCAGACTATTGATAGCACGTTCAATGCTTACAAGTTTGCAGGTCATAACGACATTTACAACGGATATGACAACTTGCTTGCAGCAATTAACTACATGAAGAACCGTTACGGCACGTCAGACGCAGCCTTTACACGAGTTGCAAGCTATGGCTATGCAAATGGTGGGTTAGTGTCTAAAAATGGCGTGTACGAGCTCGCAGAAGGTAATATGCCCGAATATGTGATACCAACAGATATTGCAAAACGTGGTAGAGCTTGGCAATTGTTGAGCGAAGCAGTAAGTCGATTTGCAGGAGAAGCACCACAAGACCATAGCACAAGTGGAAGCAGTGAATCATCACTTGCTAAACTGGAAGCTAAGTTTGATACAGTAATCAGCTTGCTTACTCAAATGTTGGCAAATGGTGCTAACCCAATCGAACTCCACAATATCATTGATGGGCAAAGCATTGCTAACGGTCTAGCGCCTTACATGTCAACAGCAAATACAAATTATGAGCGCAGACAGGCGCTTTTAGGGGGTGAAATTATTTGATTGGTATAAGTGTTAAATATGATAATGATGAATTGATTTCAGCCTTTAATGGACTTGGGGGAAACGCAGTCGTTACTGACGTCAACAGAAATATAGCGTCAACATTCAACAATACCTATCAAGATCAAGGAAATCACCGATACGGGCAACAATTCTTGTACAATACGCTTTCTGTTAAGCAAATCTCAATCACAATTAAATTGACTGGAACTTCCGCATATTTTAACCAAGTCTCCGGGAAGCTCGGGGGCTTTTTGAATGTGACGGAAGCAAAAGAATTGATTTTTGGCGACGAACCAAACAAAGCATGGGAAGCATTGCCAAGTGGTCAACCAACCATCACAGTAGACAATAGCACGTCACCGCCTACAGCAACGCTAACGGTCACCTTTGATGTACCAAAAGCGTATGCTGAAAACAAGGTAGCAGCATTGGTTGATATGACTAATGACAGCGCTTATGGCTCAATCATGAAGATTGATAACAGCCATTATAAAGCTAAACTTAAAAATCTTGGGACAGCAACCGCTTATCCTAAAATCAAAATTAAGCACAATGGCGACAACGGTTGGATTGGTGTTGTTAGTTCAAACGGAACTTATGAAGTTGGCGACCCAGAAGAAATCGACAAGAAACCAGCGCAAAAGTCAGAAACGCTTATTTTGTATAATGGCAATTCTGGCATTCTAAGTGGCTTTTCAAACGCTACAAAGAACAAAGCTATCAGTAACGACAGTAGCGAAAACACGCAGACTGCCATACTCAATACACAGAGTGTTTGGGGGCGCTATCACGTTTTCATGGATGAGCGAAGCACAATCGCCAACGGCGGTAGCTCGCAGTACGGTGGTTTGACCTTTGATATTCCAGCGGATTCGCAAGGAAACAAAGGGTCATTACATGACTATATTTGGTGGCGTCAAGTTTTTTGGCTTGGTCTTGCTAAACAGTATGGCTTTTTGAAAATCATTGTGACAGATACGTCTGATAAATTCTTGTACGGCGTTGAAAGTATGAAACGGCATGCAGGTCTTGAATGTGAATACAATATGATGGTTACTGATGGAAATGGTGGCTATCAAGTTATCGAAAGCCGAAAGTTCATAGGAACGCATTTAGACGCACACAACCCATTCAATAGCACTCGTGGCTGGTCTGACATTGTCCGTGATGATGATTTCATTCACTTTTATTGGTGGGGTTCACGTATCAAACGACAAGTCCCAGCTTTGAAAGGCAAGAAATCAAACAAGATACATGTTATCTTTGGTGCTTTGCAAGATAAGCCGTTGGTAACACACATGTACCTTGATGAATTGCTTTATCAAAAGAACTATGTTGATTATCTGGAAGATGTCCCAAACCGTTTTGGCATGGGTTCAATCTATGAAATGGATATGGCAACAGGTAAGCCGACAAGAAACGGTATCAACATTATTGATGAATGTACAAGCATTTCCGAGCCGTTTGGAATTCCAGTCGGTGAAAGTGAGCTTGATATTTACTTGTCAAGCTGGAATGAGAAAGAGCCAAGCATAGAAATTAGTTGGAATGAGAGGTATGTTTAATGCAAATTTGGGTTCATGATACAAGAATGCGCAAGGTAACAGCAATAAACAACGCTATACCTCGCATGCTATCGTTTTACAATAGTACGTGGCATAGGTATCTACCACAAGCAACGAACACCTTTGATTTCACCATTCCTAAACTATACAGCGGAAAACTACACGAAGATTTAAGCTTTATCAATGATAGAGCTTATTTTTCTTTTCGTAATCAGGGCAAAAATTATGTGTTTTACGTCGCAAATATGGTTGAAGATGATTTCAGTATTCAGCTAACTTGTAACGATACGAACTTAGAGCTTAATAATGAGCAAGCCAATGCGTTCAGTAGCGACAGCGCACAAACGCTCGCATGGTATTTGGAACACATGGACTTGTTGGCTTTTACGTCATTAAAAATCGGCATAAACGAGATTTCAGACCGCAAACGCACGCTTACTTTTGATTCACAAGAAACGAAGCTAGCACGTTTACAATCGTTGATGTCACAATTTGACGCAGAATATGAGTTCGTAACAGAGCTAAATAACAATGGTACGTTCAAGCAAATCACTTTGAATATTTACCAATCACCAGACAGCACGCACCACGGCGTGGGTAAGGTGAGAAGCGACGTCTTGCTTTATTACGGAAATGATGTTAAAGGTGTACAAGTTACAACTGATAAGACACAACTATTTAATATGGCAGTCTTTACAGGTCAAGACGGACTTTCTATGAAAGATGTCGAACGTTCAGACAAGAACGAGGACGGAAAAGAGGAGTTTTACACTCGCAAAGGAAACGAAGCTGTATATGCTCCACTTTCAGCCGAAATGTATCCGTCAACGTTGCGAGACGGTGATAATTGGACAAGAAAAGACTTCCAAACAGAATATACAGATGTTAACGATTTAACAGCGTACGCATTCCGCACAATGAAGCAATACGCTTATCCGATTATCACATATACCGCAAGTGTTCAATCCGGCTTTTTAGGCAATTACAGCGATTTGGCGCTTGGTGATACCGTTAAAATTTACGACGGCAATTTTGTAGGTGGTCTTGCGCTGGAAGCTCGTGTGACAGAACAAATTATCAGTTTCGATAATCCAAATAACAATTCACTTGTATTTTCGAACTATGTCAAGCTCAAGAATACTGTTTCAGCAACTTTGCAGAAACGTTTGGCAGAGCTAGTCAAAGCTAACACGCCTTACACAATTAAATTAGCAAGAAATAATAGTCTTATCTTTAAAAATGGACAAGGCGAAACGATTATCACACCAAGTCTATTTAAAGCAGACAAACCTATCACTTCCGATGTGACATGGCGATGGTCTTTAGACGGAAACGTCACAACTGGCATGACATACACCGTTAAAGGTGCAGAAGTCACAGAACAATCAGTTTTGACAGTAGCAGCCTACATTGGAAATGACGAAGTAGCAACTACTGAAATCGATGTAATCAATGTCAACGATGGTGCTGACGGTGCTAAAGGCGATAAGGGTGAAAAAGGTGACACGGGACCACAAGGACCAAAAGGTGAGCAAGGAATCGCTGGTGCTACTGGTGAAACGGGCGCACAAGGTCCAAAAGGGAACGATGGAAAGACCAGCTATATTCACATAAAATATGCCCCAGTCGCAAATCCTAGTGATAGTCAAATCACAGACACGCCCAATGCTTACATTGGTGTCTATACCGACTATAATTCTGCTGACAGTACCAAAGCAAGTGCTTATACATGGTCTAAATGGCAAGGTGAAGATGGCGCACAAGGTATTGCTGGTAAAGCTGGAGCTGACGGTAAGACACCATACTTACACATTGCGTATGCCAATAGCGCAGACGGTAAGAAAGATTTCAGCACGTCAAATACTGATAATAAGCGCTATTTAGGTACTTACACCGACTACGCGCAAGCTGACAGTACAGACCCAACGAAGTATAAGTGGGTTGATATGGTTGGAACTGTTGAAGTTAGTGGGCGTAATCTCTGGATACAGTCGAAAGCTACTGGTGGTTTCATAGAAGAAATATTGCCAGACAATCACATCACGGCTCAGAAGAAGTGTTATCGTATTCCAAACAATAAAGAGCTAGCTTTTAATATAGAACCAGATTTCAGCTCTAGGTTGTATCAAAAAGTTACTTTTAGCGCTTGGGTGAAATACGAGAATGTTGTTCAAGGTGCGAATAGCTGGAATATGTTTAACTGCTTTAAACACTCACTATACCTAAAAAACAGCTCGACAGGCGCGACTTCGACTGCTAACCATCTAACGTTAGGAGGTTTTGTTGGGACGTCAGACTGGAAGTATATAACGTACACATACGACTATGCAGCTATCAAGTCATACGACCAGCTTAAAACTATTATTAGATTTAACCTCGAAGGTGCTAAAAGCGGGACTGCTTGGGTGACAGGTGTCATGGTACAGTTTGGAAATGTTGCTACTGGTCATGTATGGGCACCAGAGGACATCCAAGCTGACATCGACAGCAAAGCAGACAGCGCACTCACGCAAGAGCAACTGAATGCGTTAGAAGCTAAGCGATTGCAGATGGAAGTTGAGCTAAAGGCAAAAGCTACTTTGGAGCAAGTGTCAGAGCTTGAAACGTTTATCAATAATCTAAAAAAAGAAGACCTAGACGGTCGTCAAAAGATTATTGAGATAACGAAAGCTATTGAAGAACGTGTCAAAGACATTGAGCCAATTATGGAATACTCTCAAAAATTGCAGTTCATAGACACGTACATTACGCAAGGAAACGGCGGAATGATTATTGGTAAGAACGACAGTACAACTAAAGTCGTTGTCACACCAGACCGCATTTCATTTCAGAGTGGTGGTTCAGAGGTGGCTTATATTAGTCAAAGAATGCTCCATATCGATAATGGTGTATTCACAATGTCTTTACAATTGGGACACTACATCACTCGTGCTCATCCCAAAAATGAGTATGTCAATGCGACATACTTTGTTAAATAACGAAAGGAGAATTTATGGCAACAGCTCAATTTAGTGGGCAATACGGACATAATATGACGTTGGAAGTCTGGTCTGACTGGAACAGACAAGACACGGTCAATAACAGGTCAACAGTCAATCTACAAGCTCGTTTGCGTACCAATAGCTATGCTTCTGTAACTGGTGTCACTGCACCAATGACAATTCATGTCGATGGTGGCGGTGAAATTGTTAATGCTAGTGTTAACATTGGCACTAATTCATCTCTACTCATCTTTGGTAAAGATTACGTCGTTAATCATGATGGAAACGGAAATAAGACAGTTAACATCAGTTTTAAAGTTGATATCAATGTAGGTGGTTATGGTTCAGCTACTGTTAGCTTATCTATACCACTTCCGCAAATTCATCGAGCAAGTGACGTCAGCGCTGCTACTGGAACAATCGGAAGTGCTATGACAATCAATATTAGTCGCAAGAATAGCGCATTTACGCACACAGTCAAATATTCGTTTGGCTCAAAATCTGGCACGATTGCGACTGGTGTTGGCACGTCGTGTTCTTGGACACCACCAGCGGATTTAGCAACTGTCATTCCAAATGCGACCGCTGGTATTGGTGGTATTACAGTAGATACTTACAGCGGTTCTACCAAAATTGGTAGTAAAACAGCACAGCTCATATTAAACGTTCCAAGTAGCATGACACCTAAATTAGGTAGCATTACGCTGACAGATAGCAATACAGCTGTTAAAAATCTGCTAAATACAGCTAATACATTTGCGGAAATTGTGTCAGACATTAAAGTAGCGTTTAACAGCGCTACTGGTGTGCAAGGTTCTACAATCACAGACTATCACGCTGAAATTGTTAACAAGAACCAATCTACCAACGCCAACAACGGCAATCTAGGTTTGATGAAGTGGAATGGTTCGGCGCAGGTCAAAGCGTGGGTGGTTGATAGTCGTGGACGCTCTAGTAACGCTGTTACGACCAACATCACGGTTTTAGAGTATTTCTTGCCAACGCTGACCTTTACCGCCGTTCGTGGTGATACTAACCAATCATCAGATAAGATTGTCGTTAGTCGAACAGCTAAGATAGCGCCACTTAAAATTGGCAACGTGCAAAAGAATAGCTTTAAACTTAGCTTTAAAACAGCGCCATTTGGCACAACTACTTATACAGCTGATACTGGTGCAGGTGTTAACGATAAAGTCACTAATACGCTGACTAACTCAAAAGCCACGCTTAGCGGAACGTTTGATATTGGGAAGTCTTATGAAGTCTATGGCGTGCTTGAGGATGCTCTAACGAGTTCAGGTACGGTTAAAGCACCACCCGTTTCACCCGAGAAAATGGTGATGGGTATGGCTGAAACAGCTGTAAGTTTTGGAAAATACCCAGAAAATACAAACGCTGTTGATAGTGATTGGGTCTTTAAATACAAGAATAAAGATATCCAGCACCATCAAGTCACAGCTAATAATGGTAAAGCTCTATTCTTAACGGGTGGAACTGATTTAAACACTATTGTAGACACAGGATTTTACAATGGTTACAACTTTGCAAATGCCCCAACAGGTTCTGGTGTTCACAGTTGGAAATACATTCGTGTAACTCAGCATACGAATAGCGCTAACTACATTTTGCAAGAAGCTATTGATTTTTATGGCGCAATTTCAGCTTTCCGTGTTCGAGAAAACGGCACTTGGCAAGCGTGGAAACAATATGCAATGCGTGATGAACTTAAGAATCAAACTAACACAGGTTGGCAATCAGCAGGCTATGCCGGTTCGTACTATAAACGAAGCGGTGACGTGCTAGCGATTCGTTTTAATTTCACTGGCAACGGCAATACGTTTGTAATCGCAAGCATTCCGTCTAGCGTTTGGGTTGCACCTCAAGAATATATGTTTGAGATTGCTGAATGGTCGACTAGTGGCGCAGATACTGGACACGTACAGGTCAACTCTGGGACTGGAAACTTTAATATTCTATCTTCGAAAAAAGGTCAATCGTACAGAGGTCAAATACTGTTGATGACCTAAGAAAGGGGACAATACATGAAACTATCTTTTAATTCAAAATCACAGGAAATCGGACTGGACGGGACAATCTCTGGAACACGAGTCGTCTTGTCAAATAACGAGGGTGGATTTCTTCCCGTCATGCTACCAGCTGACAAAATCAGCTTATCAAACAGCGAGCTAGAAGAGTTAGCTCTTGCAGTAGTGTATCAAGAGAATTTTCGTGATAAGTACGAAAACGAGAAGTTTGCTGAAATCACAGCAGACCTTGAAAAGCACAAGGAGAACTCTGAAATAGCACAAGCTACGCTATTAGATGTTGTTTCGCAACTTTACGATAAAGGGGTGCTGACTGATGAAACTACTACGCAAAATTAAAGACGAAATAGAAAGAGGAACAGACATGATGATTAAACTTTATGCAATTAATATTATTTCAGGAAACTATCAATACGCCAAAGTGCCAAAATGCTTAAAACCAAAAGTCAAAGCGCAAATCGCTCTCATGGTTGAAGATGACGAGCTGTTAGAAGAGCTGACGAAAGAAGATGTTGCTGAATAAGCTTAGAAAGCGTGATTTAATATGTGGAAACCAGAAACGATTAGTGTTGTCTTGTCTTGCGTTGTTTCGTTTCTCGGAATCTTTGCTTTTTTTCAAGGTCGTATGACCTCAACAGAAAAACGCTTAACGATTCTTGAAGAGAAAGATAAGCAGCAAGATAAAGAGCTAACAGAAATCAAAGTTAGATTGGATAATCACGACTTGCAAATGCAAGTGCTTATTCAAATGACGGAACAGATTAAAAATTTATCAGAAAAAGTAGATAAGATTGATAATAAATTGGAGGAATTGTCATGACAAAAATTATTAATGATTTGAAAAAAGTAACAGCTGGTACATGGGTGCGTGTGGTCTTGTTCTTGTTAGGAGTAGTCAATTATTTCTTGACTGCTTTTGGCATTGACATTATCAAGTTTGATAATGAACAAATCACACAGCTTGTCAATGCTGTTTACATTGCAGTTACTGGCTTCTATACTCTATGGAAAAACAACAACTTTACCACAGAAGCACAAGAAGCACAACAATATCTTGACGACATGAAAGCTGTCAAAGGTAATGTACAGCCAACAACAGTAGTAGAAGCAACAAACGAAGACGACATTGTTTTGGGGTGATTAAATGGCTACAGTCACACAACTATTAAACTATGCCAAGTCGCTAACCGGAACGAAAGTGACAGTTAGTACGAACCCTTACGGCGGGCAATGTGTTGCTTTCGTCGACCATTTAACTCAATGGGAAACTGGCGGAAAGTATAATTTGGCGTACACAAACGCTATAGACTTACTTTCTAAGGCACGGGCGAATGGGTTTGAGGTATTTTATTTCAATGGTTCAAATGCGCCACAAGCTGGCGATATTTGGGTCACACGCACCTACAGTCATGCTTACGGACACACAGGCATATTTACAACCAACGGCGGTCAGCCAATGACATTAGAGCAGAACGTTGACGGTAACGCTGACGCCTTAACTAACGGTGGCTGGGTACGTCAAAAGCAGCGCTTGCTGTACTCTGACGGTACTATGAATTACAATCCATACATCGAGAAGCAGACGTTGATTGGTTGGTTCAGATTGCCGCTTGACAAGGAAAGTACAACTACTACATCTACAATTAAGAAAGGACATAAAACTGGTATGTACGGTTCATTTTTATTTACAGTCACGGAAGGTGATGGCGAATTTGGCAAAGGTACAGTATTCATGTACAATGCAGCCACAAACGCTGTCACAGGAATGCACAATAGCGAAGAATTAAAATACGTTCAGGAAGCCTATAAGAAATCTTACGGCGAAGACATGCGCACAGAGACTTACTCAACCAAAGCGCCAGCTTATCGTCGATTGTTCGCAGGCTTAAACACCGACACTAAAGGCGGATACACTAAATTTGACGACATCAAAACACAATTGACTAACATTGCTAAACAGTTGAAACAAGATGAAATTGTTGAACAACTGAAATCAATCAAAGAGGAGTACGCAGACCTTGCAGAGCAATTGAAAGGTAATGACGTTGCGCAAAAACAAACTTTTGTAGCAAGCGTTAACCTTAACATTCGCAAGTCAGCAAGTGCAACTGGCGAAAAAGTCGGTATTCTCAAAAAAGGTGACTCTGTCGAAATTGTCGGTTCAGCGCAAGCAGACGGCTATTACTGGATTTCATTCATGAAAGATGAGCAACTAGTATATGTTGCTTCTAAAATCGTTGGTGGCGACACTTACGGTTCTGTTTATTAATGGTATAATTAAATAGCAAACACTTTAACACCCCTGGTCTTAATGGCTGGGGGATTTTTTAGTTTTGTTGACGTCAACAAAATTGGCAGCCATGCGGGTTTATGGTATAATAGATACATAAGTAGTTGAGAGGTCTTACTTATAATATCTGGCAGAGAGTGGGCTGACGAGCGCACGTTAAATTAAATACAGCAGAACTTCTTTGCAGAGCTAGCTTTTGCTAGCTCTTTTTATTGCCGTTATAACCACAAAAACAAGAAAAGTCCGTTAAAACGGACAAAAAATATCAAAAAGTTTATAAAAAAGGTTGACTACTGCATTGTAATGTAGTATAATATAATCAAGATAAGGAAAGGGGGTGAAACAAATGAATCACTTAGATGAATGGCTCGCAAGAGCCACGGTTGCAACTGGTATTCTAGTAGCAATATCTAAGGAAGCTCGCTCTTGGCTTTCACTAAAACAAGAGCAAAAGAAAAAAGCGAAAATCGCTCCAAAATATCCGACAAGGAAACGATAATCGCTGAATAGCAAAGAGAGCGGAAGCTCTCCTTGCCTTTAATTATATGATATGAAAGGGCAAAAATCAAATGAAATTAATTATTATTGTTGCAATACTAGCTATTTTTATTGCGTTGTACGCAGGAGATAAAAAATGACTATTGCTGATTTAGATAAAATAAAAAAACTATTAGAAACAACTACTGCTTATCGAATTTCAAAAGCGACTGGAATTGGCGAAACTACAATCAGTCGTTGGACGACTGGAAAAACACCACTTGAAAAAATGAGCTTTGAAAATGCTATTAAGCTTACACAATATGCAAACGAACGTGAGGGAAAAATAATGAACGCTAAAGAATTACTTGAACAAATCAAAAACAATGAAGTACAATACGCAATTGTAGATGATAAAGGTACGGTTTATTGCAACAGAGACACAAACAATATTATGGATATTTATGGCTTAACAGACGAAGAAAACGGTCATTTCTATGGTGTTTATGGTGACACTGTAGATGGTCAAATTGATAGTCGAAATGCTTCTGATGAAGTAATTTTACAAGCTATTGAATTCATGTTAACACTTGGCAAAGCTGTCAGACGTTCTGAATTAAACTTTGCGGATTTAAAACGTACTTATTACCGCGGCGTACTTATTCAAGAAGCAAGAAAACAAAGACAGCTCAGTGCAAAATGTCAAGAATGGCTTAAAAATCATAAAGAGTTAGTTTCTGAAACAATCATTGAGCACGCAACTTTCGGAAAAGGAAAAATTATAAAAGTTGAAAATCTTGATAAGATTGAGCTTGCTACAATTTATGTCGATTTTGAAAACAAAGGTAGTAAACGATTAGCTTTAGCTGCTCTTATCGAAAACGACTCAATAAAAATTTTGTAATAACAAAAGACGGTCTAAACTGACCGCTTTTTTACTGCATAAAAAAAGCCTTGTCCAAAAAGCTTAAGGCGGGGAATTGGCGGGGACGAGTGCTAGAAAAGGCATGAGTATATAGTTGTTTCAATTATATCATAAAAACTTTTTTGTTATGTGTGAGAAATATAAAATTTAGTAGGAAAAATTCTGAATTTTTGATATAATAGGCTTC